TCTGATGTTATAAGTTCGGTTTGCGGTAGTTGTCTTATGTACCTTACTTGTAATAATAAAGACCGAGATAAATATCGTTGCAAATATTATGATGATGAACCGTAGCAAACTGACTTATAACACGAGACTTTGAAACAATGTTCAACTTCAAACAGTTTCAAAGTATTTGGGTGATTGAAGTTTTAAAGGACTGGCGACTAAACCAGAAACCTGAACACTTTATCCTGCTATCTTACGGTAGCAGGCTCTAGGGTGATTTTATTAACAAACTAAACTTAAACTTTATGAAAGACGAGAAATTAACTGTAATAGGCAGTAAATCCTATGGAGAATGTCAGTGTGTTATGTTACCTACTGATAAAGCAGGTAAAATTACATCCATAAGAAAAAATAGATCAGAATTTCTATTAGAATATCACGACTTTGCTATGATAAGACAAAAACCTTTTCACACATATCATCTCTATATACTCTCTTCAGAAGAGATAAAAGAAGGTGATTGGTATATTAAAAATAATTCTTCTATTCATCAGTCAGCAGGTGGTGAAATTGAAAAAGGAGATTACAAAAATTGCAAAAAAATAATTGCTACAACAGACATTTTATTAACAGATTATGTCAAAGTTGAAGGTGGTTTTGGAAGTTATAACAAAGTACCAAGACCATCAGATGATTTTATCAAAGCTTTTGTTAAAGCTCAAGGAAAGATTGATAAGGTGTTGGTTGAGTATGAAGGATTTATTGGTTGTTCAGAATGTGGTAGAGAATATCCTTTTCCAATGGCTAAAGAATGTTTTCAATCTAAGATGTGCAAGAGATTTAACAATTTAAAACTCAAAGTATCACCTGATAATACTATTACAATAAAACCTATAAAAGATTATTCTAATAGAACATGTAATACATGTAGTCTTTGGATGGGAGATAGATGTGATTTAGATTTAACTACTAAGTGTTGTACTTTTACTGGAAACCTTGCAGATAAAGATTATTGGGATTCTAGGAAGAAAGAAAAAACTTCTTAGAGTAGAGAAGAATTAATTGATAGAATGAAGTTAGCTTTTGATATGGGTAAAAATACAAGTGATGATTTGTTTGATAGAAATAATTGGATAAAACAAAATCTATAATTCTAAGGTATTCTTTGTGATATTAGAGAAATCTAGTTATTGAATATTGTAAAGTAAAAAAGGCATTTTTAAAACTCAATATTTGTATTAGCGTATTACAGAGAATACTGAAGAAATTTTAAAACAAAAACACATTATGAAAGAGCAACTATTAAAGATATCAGAAACTATCTACTTAATATTTTTACCTGCAGATGTACATAACTTTAATGTGCAAGCAGAGCATTTGATTTACAGAGAAGGAAAACTTAAACTTTGGAAATATTTTAAAATTGGTTTTGACTTTAAAATACACGGTACATGCACACTACCAGCTTTTGATTTTGATTTTGAGCCTATAATGGGTAAAGAAGAACTTACAGCCTTAATCCAAAAGGCAATACAAGATGAAGGAATGTTTGTTGTGAATCCGTATAAAAAACCTGATAATTATGAATTATGGGAAAAATATGGCTCATTTACTCAATATGGTGAAAGCCTTACTATTCATTCTTTACAATGGCAGTCAGCTGAGTCCAAAATAGTAAAAGGTAAAATATTAATCATTGAAAAACTTTAAATTGCAAACTATGAAATACTGTGTAATTGATGTGGAGTCTGATGGACTCTTAGAAGATGCTACTGTTATACATTGTCTTGTATGGTATGATGATGAAGGGAAGAGAGGAGTGCTCAGTCACTATGATGATATGATTACTTTTTTTTCTGCTTTACCTTCTGATTGTGCAATAGTTGGACATAACATTATCAGGTATGATATCCCTTTGTGTGAAAAAATACTCCAGATAAAAATCACCCATGTACTTTGGGATACCTTAGGTGTTAGTTGGTATTTGTATCCGGAAAGATTGAAGCATGGGTTAGAAAGTTATGGTGAAGAGTTTGGTATTCCTAAAATAGAAGTGAAAGACTGGAAGCACTCTTCTTTACAGTTGTATGTAGAAAGATGTATCAGAGATGTGGAAATCAACTTTAAACTTTGGCTACAGGAGCTGGCATATTTACAACAAATCTACTTGCCTGGTAATGAAATCAGACTGCTTAATTATTTGTCTTTTAAATTGGATTGTGCAAGAGAACAGGAAGAGATTAAATGGAAAGTAGATTTAGAAAAATGTCAACTTGTTTTTGACATGCTTACAGCAGAAAGACAAAAAAGAGTAGATCAGCTCAGTGCAGCCATGCCTGAAAACATAACTTACAAAGACATCAAAAAACCTGCAAAAATGACAAAAGCAGATGGGACTCCTTCTGCAGCTGCATTGAAATGGAATAGTTTACTTGAAGAATTAGAAGTTCCGGAACCTGAAAATGGTGTATTGACTGTAGAAGAAAAATCTGAACCAGGTAATCCATCTTCTCAGACTCAACTGAAAGACTGGTTATATGGTTTAGGTTGGAAACCTGCTACTTTTATCCTGAGGAAAGCTAAAGACAACAATATAAAAAATGTGCCTCAAATCAGCACTGCAGATGGCTTGTGTAAGAGTGTAAAATTATTAGCTGAAAAAGAACCTGCAATTTACGCTTTGGAAGGATTGTTTATTATCAATCACCGGTTAGGTATTTTGAAAGGTTTTATGGAAAATGCAGATAAAGATGGTTTTGTAAAAGCTGAAATAAAAGGTTTTACTAATACTCTAAGATTTCAGCACACTGTAGTAGTAAATTTACCTTCAATACACAAACCTTATGGTAAAGAAATCAGAGGATGTCTGATAGCTCCTGATGATGACCATATCCTTTGTGGCAGTGATATGACATCTCTTGAAGACAGCACTAAGCAGCACTACATGTTTAAGTATGACCCTGAGTATGTAAAAGAAATGAGAAGTCCTGATTTTGATCCTCATGTTGATATTGGAGTGTTAGCAAATATGATGACACAAGAAGAGTCCTACTTTTACAGGTGGATGGATGGTAAACCTATTCCGGAAAATCTTATTGTCCAGAAGTATCTGGATATGACACAGGAAGAGAGGAAAGCTGAAGTGAAAAAACTTTCTAAACAAAGAAAAGATTCCAAGCAAGTTAACTTTTCAGCTGTATATGGAGCAGGGCCCCCTAAAATAAGTCTTACAACAGGAATGCCTTTATTACAGGCACAAATTTTACATAAGATTTATTGGAAAAGAAACTGGGCTGTAAAAAAGATAGCTAAGTCTTGTGCAGTAAAAACCATAGATGGACAAATGTGGCTTTTTAATCCTGTAAGCCGGTTCTGGTATTCACTAAGATTTGATAAAGATAGATTTTCAACTCTTAATCAGGGTACAGGTGTATTCTGTTTTGATACTCAGGTGAGAAATGTAAGACAGAAGGGCTACAAGCTCTGTGGACAGTTTCATGATGAAATCATCTTTCCTTTAAATAAAAGCCAGCAGGAACAGGTAAAACAAGACTTACAGGACTCCATTATAAAAACAAATGAAATTTTAAAACTGAATATTACTTTAGGTATAAGCCTTGACTTTGGTAAGAGTTATGCTGATATTCATTAACCTTTAAAACTACAATAACATGATAACACTGAGAATAGATTTAGATGTAGCTGCACAAAAAATTATGCAGAATGTACAGCTTCACAACAGAGACATAGAGCAGCAAATAGAAAAAGGGATTCAACTTGCTATGGATAATCTTGCTAAGGATGATGCTTTTGTTGATATGGTTAGAATTGCTACAGAAAAAGAAGTAGAAACCGTTTTTAGAAGAGCTATTATGGGGTATGAGTTTCAAAACAGGATTACAAAAGTTCTTCATGAAAAAGCCGGAGCTGCTATAGATAAATATAGCAATGATTTAGCAGATAAAATTACAGAAACTTTAAAATTACAACCATCATGACCATAGAAGAATTAATTGCACCAAATGCACTGACTATCCAGCAAAGAGCTGATGAAATAGATGCGGTACTTTCAGAAATGGAAGATATTCCTGATGAAGTTGCCAATGCTATCAAAACAGCTGTACAAAAAGAAGCTTATGCAGATTGGGTGAAGTGGGGTAATTGCTGGGGACTGATTGCAGCTGCAACAGGAGCTGGTAAATCAAAGATTGCCATTGATGCTGCTCAAGATGTAGTTTCAGCTAAAAAGACAGCCAAAATCCTGGTCTGTGTGCCTACAGAGAAGCTCAGAGATGAAAATTGGGAAGATGAGTTCCGGAAATGGGGACTTATCAGGCTTTATAATAAGAATGTAGAAAGAACTTGCCATGTTAGCATGAGTAAAATTGCAGGACAAGAGTTTGATTTGGTTATTTTTGATGAAGCTCACAACATTACAGAGTCTAATTCTTCTTTTTTCAGGCAAAACAAAATAGAAAAGTGTATAGCTTTAAGTGCCACTCCCCCATCAGATTCTACTAAAAAGTTCTTATTAGGAGAAGCTAATTTGAAAACAGTGTATACTCTATCTTTAGATACTGCAGTAAAGCTGAGAATGGTAGCTCCTTATGAGATAACTGTAGTAGAAACGAGGTTGGAAAGTACAAAGAAAACTGTACCAGGTGGCAGTAAAGATAAACCTTTCCTTAATACAGAAAAGAATCATTATGAATATCTGACCAAAACTATCAATTCTCTGATGTTTAACAGCAATAGGACTGCACAACAAAATGCAGCTTTAAAGTTTAAGACTATTAACAGAATGCATTTTATATATAACTTGGAAAGTAAGTTGGAAGTTGCAAAGCAAGTGATAGCAAGATTACCACAGGATGAAAGAACATTGATTTTTTGTGCTAACATAGAACAAGCTGAAAAGCTAAGTCCACATGTTTTCCACTCAAAGTCTTCTGATGAAGATTTAAACAGATTTAAAAAAGGTCAGATACATGAGCTGGCCTGTGTAAAAAGTCTCAATGAGGGGCATAACATTCCTATAAAAGTTGACAATGCTGTTATTGTACAGCTTAACAGTAATGACAGGAATCTGATACAGAGGATTGGCAGAATACTCAGATACAAAAAAGGTCATGTAGCTAAAGTGATTATCATTCTTTGCATTGATACAGTAGATGAAAATTGGTACATCAAAGCTACAGCTGGACTAGATAGTTCTAAAATTAGCAGAATCCGGTTTAGAAAAGAAGAAGAATTAGTAATCTAAAAACAACAGTACAAGATGATAAACGAGAAAATCAAAGACAAGCTCAGAGAGTTTAATGTCAATGAAGATGAAGGATTGCTTTATCTTTTAGGTGTATTTTATAACCTAAAAACTTCAGGTATTATTCCTGAAGAAACTATCAAGCAGGTAAACTTTTCAAAGATTGTAACCAGAGATTATGAAGGAGAGGTTCCATCTGTAGTTTGGAACATTCCTTTATTTGAAGGACAAACTTATGATAGTAACTGGCAATGGGTGTTGGAGTGGAGAATGCTTTTTATGGAAATCAGAGGAGATGCCGGTGGAGATAAGAAAGGTTGTATTGATAAAATGAAAAAGTTTTTTTCTCAGCATCCTGAAGTTAGAAAAGATGAAGTGTTTGATGCTGCTAACATGTATTTGGATGAGTTCCGGTATGGTAAAAAAAGAGAAACTAAATTTCTTCAGCAGGCAGACTATTTTATTTCTAAAATCAATAAAGAAGATGGTTCAAACATTAAAAGAAGCCGGCTTGAACAGTATTTGGAATTGGTCCAAAACAAAAAGAAATCTGACCAGATAACAGAAGTCAGCAGACACATGGGAGGAATGATGTCATGAATTTTGTAGCAGCTTTTAAAGATGGGCAGTTGGGTAAAAATAAAGGCCCATCCACAGGTATAAAAGACCTGGATCTTGCTATGTTAGGCATACCCAGAAAAAGTATGATTGGAGTGGCAGCAGGACCAAAGGTAGGTAAAAGTACTTTTGTTGATTTTGCTTTTGTGCTTTCTCCTTATTTGCTTACTCCACCTGAAGTAGAAATTGAATGGACATATTTTTCTTATGAAATGGATAGAATTAGCAAAGAATTTAAGTTTGCAGCTTATTTTTTTCTGTATGATTATGGCATTGAAAGCTTTACCTATACTAATGGAAAAAAATATGAAATCAGTGCTAATTATCTTATGGGAAAACTGCTGGATGAAGTTACTTTAGAGCAAATAAAAGTATCCACAGAGCATGAAAATATGCTTAAAAATATCTATCTTAGAAGGATAATTCCACTCTTTGGAGAGTACAATGAAAATGGTGTTCAAATCAAAAAAGGCAAAATAGATTTTATAGAACAAAGAGAGAATCCTACCGGTATCAGAAACTATCTTATTAACTATGCAAAAGCTAATGGAAAGTTTATTTATCAGGACTATGAAACTACAGATGCTAAAGGTCAAAAGGTAAAGAAACAGAGGGTAATAGGCTATAAAGCAGATAACTCTGAAAAGTACCGCATTATTATTTTAGACACATTAAGAAAAGTACCTCCGGAAAGAGGTTTTAATAAAAAAGAAACAGTGGATAAAGTTTTGGAGTATCAGGAAGAGCTCAGAAATTTGTGTCATTTTACATTCATCAATATCATACACCTCAACAGGAGTATGTCTGATATAGACAGGCTCAAGTACATGAAGGATTGTTTGTATCCCACAGGAGATGATGTGAAAGACACAGGAAATTTAAGTGAAGCCTGTAACTACCTGTTCACCATGTTTAATGCTAATGATGACAAGTACAATCTTGACAAACATTTTGGTATGAAGTTGACAGGCAACAATAAAGAAGTGCTGTACCCCAACTACAGAAGTCTTCATTTAGTAGAAAGCAGAGAAACTTTTTGTCCAAGGCACATCAGATTAAACATGAGTGGTAACAATAACAACTTTACTAAACTGATTGAAAGAACTTAATTTATCACTTGTCAAAAACACAGCTAAAAAACATGGCAAAAATCTTGATTTTGGCTCCTTCAGGTTTCGGTAAAAGTACCGGAATAGGGCCAAGTGCAGAATTGGGTATTGAAGGGTTAGATCCCAAAGAATCTTACATTATTTCAGTGACTTCTAAAGCTTTACCATTTCGTGGTAGTGAAAAGCTTTTTCCCTCTGCAAAGAGTAAAGGAGTTCCTGTTAAAATTGAAGATTTAAGGGGTACAAGCCGCTTTATTTCCAATGATGCCAAAAGAATAGCAGAAGTACTCGCACTGCTAAAAACAAATCCGAGAATTAAAACTATTGTCATTGATGACACTAACTACATTATGCAGGACTATTACATGGACAATGCATTAAAAACAGGTTGGGATGCTCCTAAGAAAGTGGGGTATGATATGGGTGTTATTTTCAAAGCTTTAGAAGGTTTGGAAGACAGAAATATCATTGTCATGGGACACTATCAGATGAAGCCTTTGGCAGCAGATGAATCCAGAGTAGAGTATACTTTAAAAACTACAGGTAAAATGGTAGATGAGTATTTAACTCCCGGTGGTAAATTTGACATCTGCCTGATAGGAAAAACTGGCATGGAAACTGGTGAAAACAACATTAAAAAAGTAGTAAAATTTTATGTAACTAATGATGATGGAGAAACAGCAGGAGCAAAATCAGCTCCGGGTATGTTCCCCCCTACTATAATCAATGACCTTGGTTTAGTTGTCAAAAAAGTTAATGAATACTATGCAGGAGAAGCTCCTGTGGTGCAATCAGATGTTGCTTCAGAGCAGGTTACTCCTGTTACTCCTGTAATTTTATCAGAAGAACCCGGACCATTAGCTTAGGCTTTTGTAATAGAATCTAAAAATCTTTTTATTTTTAACTCAAAAATCTTTAAAAAATGTCAGGACAGACAACAACAAATGCAACAGAAGTTGCAGTACCAGAAAAGAAAGCTATCACTGTGAGCCAGGTGCAGCAAGATCTAAAAGATGGCTTAGACAGAAAAGCTATTGGAGCAAAATACAGCTTGAAACCTTTTGAGGTGGCAAAGATGTTTCAACACCCTAAATTGAAAAACAAAAAAGTTATCAAACCAAAAGAGCTTTCTTTTGATTTGGTAGATGATGTGGAGTCTGCTTCTGCAGATGCACATGAAGGTGGACCTTTAGCTGAAACAGTAGTTGAACCAATTTCTGAATCAACACCAGAAAATAATGAGCCGCAAGTTTCTGCCACAAACGGAGCTTTTAACTAGGCCATTAAACTAAAC